CGAAATGCCCATCGAACTCATCTTTGAACCATTGGAATTCAGCATTAATAGATTTTGCTCTTAGAAATTCTTCTATTCGTTTATCACCATTTTTAGAATCGTATAGAACTACGATTTCATCTTCGTGTCTTTTGTGTTTCAAAAGAAATGGTATGAGGTTTTGTATTTCTACAAACTCATTACATACTGTAATTGCGTAACTTATTTTCATAATTTATTTATTTTGTGCAGCATCTCTCCTTTGTCTAGCTTCTTCTTCTATTTGTTTTCTTCTCGCATCTCTATCTGCTATCTTATCAAATTTACCCCAATCATAGTTAACTGCTTGAATAGATTTAATATCTAATAGATTGAATGTTCTATAACCTGCTCTTAATTGTTTTTCAGTTTTGATTTCTGATGTGTAGAATACTTTAGAACCCTCATTGATTTGAATCTTAGCTAAATCTAACTTTTTAACTTTAGATGATTGAGATACAACCTCATCATAAATTTCAGATATTTCTTTTATTTTGTTAGGTGGTATTGCATCTAATGATAACCCATGTAGTTTACCTTCTGTTGTATTAGGCCACTTTGGTTGAAGAACGAATACTAAATATAGTCCTGTAGATTTATCTCTCTTTTGATACTTTATCTTAACCACCATACCCCTCTCCATCTTAGTTTTACTAATTGGAGTAGGGTCTGATGTTTTTCTTAGATGGGTATTGTAAAATCCTGCCACTATTTAACCTTTTTTAATTTTGGTAAATTAACCTTTGGTGTTTCTACTTTCTTTTCAACTTTTTTTAATTTTGGTAATGATAATCCAACCGTTTGAGGTTTACTATCTACATCTTTTAGATGAATATCTAACACTTCAGCCATTTTATCAAATGTAAATCTTTCTTTTGTGTATTGTCTATGTTTTCTTGATTTTTCTAAATACTTTTTATAGTTTTTATGAATATCTTTCATAGTACCACCTGCAATTGAGTAATCAATTGTAAACCACTCAGAATCTCTCAACAAAAATTTATCAGCGGCTGATTTATGTACTTTATCCATTTTACCTGTAATACAAGAAATATATTCAGGATTTAAGAAATCCATATGTCCACTCCATGCTGATACTACCATCGGTTTACCACTAATAGTTGCCTCTAATAAAGGTCTACCAAATCCTTCACCTCTCGTAAATGAAACGTGAGCTTTTACCTTTGGGTGATTGTATAATGCATTTACTTCTTTATCTGTTAAATCAGAATGTAGTAAATAAACGTTTGGTAATCTACCTGGTAATTTACTTCTCATATCTTTAATTATTCTTCGGATACGATGTCTATCAGGTAAAGATGTTCCACCACTACTTGTCTTTAGAATTAGAGCTGGTGCGTTCTTTTTGTTAGTAAATGCTTGTAAGAATGTCCAAATCAATCCACTAATGTTTTTTCTATCATGTTCAAAATCACCCTTCAACCAATGTCCTACAAATAAGAAACAAAATGATTCATCAATCTTAGATAATGTATCATTTATTCTTGGTTCAGATGGTGCTTTGTTATCATAAATCTTAGTATCATATCCTTCGAATAATACATCAATTTGTTTTTCACATTTTAAAGTTCCAAGTGTCTTTCCACTTTTTTCATCTTTTTTATCAAAGACTGTATTTTCAGCACATTGTTTTGAAAAGTTAGATGAAACTAATACTTTATCCATACGATTAATACCCTCTAAACAATGAGCTGGCATTACAGTTGTTTCAACACCTGCAGTTACACCTATATTATAATCACCTACAGGTTGAAATTCATTAGGAACTGTAATCTGAATCCAAACATTTGGTTTTGATGGTTTCTGTTCTGGTATATAGATTCTGTTTAATAAATCATCATCCTTACCTACTTTAAGTGCATCCATTGGTGTATTACCCCATCTCTGAGATAAGATTTTAATATCCCAATCAGGTCTTACTTTTATTAGAGCTCTTACGAAATCTCTACTTCTTGAACCATATCCACTTCTTGTAGATATAGGACAACTAATTACACATACTTTTTTTATACTTTCCATAATACTAATTCTGTTTTAGGTTTCCAATTTTTAAATGTAGTATCGATTGCCTCAATATATCTCTCACCCATATTCTTAGCACTCATACCAGCTTCCTTTGATTTCATCCACTCTGAACCTTCCAATCCACATTCTACTCGTCTATCTGTTTTGGTATCATACCATTGTCTAAGTGCTTTTGCAACATCTTCATACGAACATCTGTCATCAAAGATATATGGTGTCGGTGGTGAGCCTTGTAGGGAACGATTTGATGGCCATACAGGGATTACCCAACTACCCCAACTTAAATTTTGTGGTAATCTCTTTTTATCATGTAGTGAACCTAATTCAACATAATCATCTTCAGTAATGTACTTACCATCGATAGTAAAGTTACATTGGTCTTGTAACCCACCTGTAACGTTAACAATGATTGGTGTTCCTGCATTTACAGATTCACAACTTGCCAATCCAAACCCTTCATTAGATGCAATATTAAGATTAACATCACACATATTATATAATACATTTAAATCATCTGTACTAAACTGAGAATTGGTAAACATTACATCATAATCAGGACAAATATTTTCAATTACTTCTAAAAGATTTGTTCCATTTTCATCTGATACTTGTGTATGTAATAACAATAAACAATTATCTGATTGTTCTTTTGGTAGTCCATCACAAAACTCTTTATAAGCTAAGATTAAATCACCAGGACTTTTTCTTCTAATGTTACGATTATTCCATAGAGCGATAAAATCTTTATTTTCAGGAATATCTAACTTACGTCTCATTTCTTCAACTAATTCTTTACCATCAGGAAGATGTTTAATTGGTTTGAACTTTTCAGATACTCCATGTGGTATGTATTTCATTTGCCAATCTTCATAATGTTCACCATACTTTTTCATAACCCTACGATTAATACCGTATGTTTGTTTTGAAATACTCATAAGTAAATCACAACTTCCATAGAACGGAGCGTTCCACATTGGGTCTGGTAAATCATCCCATATGTTTAGATACATAATTGGAACGTGTTTACGAATCTCATCTTCCATATTATATAACCAACCCCAAAAACGTGGGTCTGTAAAGTGTAGGATTGCATCCACAGGCTCATTAATTAGAATCTGTCTAATTAAATCAGGATTACCATAACCACTTGATGGTATGATTCTAACTGATGCATCAGAGATACCTCTCTCTGCATTTACATCATCAGATACATCGAAAAACTTACCCTCATCAGGATGTTTCACCGCTGCTCCAACTTGTAACCAATCATATTTATGTGCTGTATGGAGAACCATCTCCTTTGACATTGTGGCGATACCACTATGTAATCTTAAATCATCTGATAATAGAAGTATCAGAGGTTTTTTCTTTTTATCACTCATAACTTGTTTTCTCTTTTCTAATAAATATAATAATTAATTTATATAATTAACTTTTTTGTTAAATCTTTCTAACATCTTTTCAAAGTGTTTTTGTTCTGATGGTTTGATACCACCAAAGTAAAACAATTTGTCTGCGTGTTTTACAACACAATCATACTGATGTAGTGTTTGGGTTGGATGAAATCGTTGTCCATAATATTCATCACTCATTCCACTATAAAGGTTTCTAACAGTATGTGCTGGATTATATTCGGTATATCTAAACCCAAATTCAATTGCGTATTTCCTAATATATTTTTCTCCACCATTTTTGTTACCTCTTGTTATAATGTTAACATCAGTTCCTAATTTTTCCTTTATTGTGTACAGAAACTCTCTTAACTTTCTAACGTTCTCATACTTTGGTGAACTCAGTATTGCTACGTTCATTTTTTTGTTGTTTTTTAAGTTGCTTTTGTACCCGTTTCCAATATCTTTTTGTAAGACTTTTCTTAAACCAGTTCGGACCACCATTCCAAGCTCGTGCGATTTCTTCATATGTACTATTTTTGTTGTGATATCCATTCACAATGTGAAACATTTCAATTGATTTCTCTCTACTCCATCTATCCTCTAATGTATATTCTAATTCAGAGTTCTGAATATCTAATATACGATTTACTTCTCTAACCATTATAGGTCTGATTTGTAAACAACCTGCTGCTTTTTCTCCTTTATGATAAGCAGAATCATTACCCTCACTTTCTACCATAATCATCGCTTGAATCAATGGTTCAACATCTAAGGTATATGTTGGTTTTACAAATGTGGGTTCAACTATCTCAACTTCAATCTTAGTCGGTTCTAATGATTCAACCGATTCTATGTATGGTTCTGAACCACCCATTCCAAATGAAACAGGTAGTAATAATAACATTAACTTTCTCATACTTTATGTCTATTTTCTTTTGGGCATTTATCGTAATCATTTTTGAATGGACACCACTTACAATTCTTATTGTTTTTACCAGCCATTGCAGGATACTCTGATTCAGTTCTATAAGAACCATCCTCATTGAATGAGTTCCTAACGAAATCTTCGAAACTTTTTGTAATCTTATTTAATGTAGGTTTACCACTAGCAGGTTCAAATGTTTGAACTCTCTTTTGAGCGAACATCATTCCTTCCATCAACCTACGTTTTACGATAAAATACTTTGTACTGATTTTATCAATTGGATAACCATATTGTTCTGATAAAAACTTTTTGTATAGAACTAACTGAGCAGTTTTGGTTTTATCTGCTTTCATCCATTTGTTCCAACCATTGGTGGATGTTTTGATATCCCAAATCTGTAGTTTGTTTTCGTATGTATCTTCAAATACCAAATCTAAGAACCCCATCATATATACATTGTGTGATTCTAAAGCTTTGGAATAAATAGGTAATTCAATAGCCACCAACTTCATATGACGAGTATTGAAGTAATCTAAACGATTCTTTGTAACGAAGTTTAAGATGTTGATTCCATCCTCTAAGAATTCTTCCATCTGAGATGGGTTACTGAATTCTACAGATGTTTGGTCTCTCATCTTTTTATACTCATCAACCATACTTTCATATAACATCTTACCTAAATCTAACTCACCAGCTTCTTTAGGGGATTTGTTATAAAGTACATCTAACCATTCTTGTAGTGTTTCATGCATCGCAGTCCCAAATACAAGATGTATGGATGGGTCGAATGTTCGGAGTCCATCCATATAGTTCAACTTCCATTGATGAGGACAGTTGGCATACATTGTATATTGGGAGTACGATACTTTTTTATCAGTAGGTTGTGGTTCTTTTACCCCAAGTCTAAAGACATTATTTATCTTTGTATCTTTCATATGTCTAATATACGAAAATTATTTGAAACTACCAAATTTTAATGTTATTAAATTGTTAAGTTTTTACTTAGCCCATTTCTTTCTTTGAACTATCTGAGAGATAATTCCATATACTGATAAATCCTCATAGGTATCTTGTATATTCTCACCAACCTCATCAGGTTGTCCTAATACAACCAATTGCTTTAATCGTTGTATTTTATCATTCTTTCTAAACCACAATCCAACTAAAGATAATTTAATATCTTCATCAGATTCTAAGTTAGTTCCAACAGAGATGTTACCTGGCCCATAGTTTCTTTGTTTTTTACAAAATGTTTCATACATTTCATCCAAAATCTTTTGAAACTCTTTTGTGGTTTCAGGATATAATCTTTCACAATACTGAATTGCAGTTTCTTCTTTTTCTTCTTTCAAAGTTCGTTCACCTCTGTGAACTACTTTTGTTTTTGCCTCTCTTAGTATCTCTGCCATTATTCTTCAATAGGTAATTCGATTACATCTTTTGAAAACGCTTCTCTAAGTTTATCAACACCTTCTTTAAGTTGTTCTATATCTTCACCATAAATTTCAGTTGGATATTCACCATACCCAACAATGTCGCCATCAACATTATATTGAACTTCATGTATTCCACATACCTGTTGACCATCTATTTCATATTTTAAAACTCTAAAGTTCCAATAAGATGGGTCGTTTTTGATATCTAATCCTAATTCTAACTTATTAGAATTATCTGAACCAGATGCTGCTGTTTTTAAATCTTCACTCATTTTTTTAATAATTTTTTTGATTCTTTTTCTGTTAATCCATATTTCATAAGAATATTAATCACATCATCTTTTGATAAGATATCTAAATAATCTATACATTCACGTTTAGATACACCGTACCAATCAGATAGATGTGATAACATTTCTTTATTATGTTTACCTTCCTTTTTACCTTTGATGTATTTATCAAATGTTTTTTGTTTAGGTAGGTAATCAAAATATACCTTATAAACATCTCTAGCAGATAATAACCCAATAGTATATTTCTGTAAGATGTTTACGATAGGTAATAACCCCATATTCATACTTAACCATCTATTAATGATAAATGGTGAAAAGGTTTTCTTATCCATATCAGATAACGAATTCCACTTTACCTTTTTTTCTTTAATACCAGATAGGTGTTCAAATATAGTTTTTGCCTTTGCCATTAACCCAATAGTTCTTTTGGTAAAAATCTTTCAGGAACATTACCACACTCTACACATCTGAGTACAGGTATCGGCAATAATGTTTTTTGACCTGTAGGTGATTGAACCGCAGGTACTTCTTTAAACATCTGTACTTCTTCAAAAAATACACCACCACAATTATCACATTCTACAGTATCTAATTTTGTAGGGTCTAATTTTAGTTGGGCTTGAGGTGGTTTTTGTTTATTACCACCCATACCGATTACTTTTCCTTTTTTTGCCATAATTACTTATTTTCTTCTACAGATGATTTTCTGTAATCTGTTACTAACTTTTTAATTTCACCAATAGCTTTTCTAGCTCTACCTTTAGATGCTTTAGTTGTACCATTGTGATTTGTTTCAAATTCAACAAATAAATCTTTTATCTGTTCGAATAGTTCATTTGATTTTGCCATAATTTCTCCTTTTATTGTTTTATGTCTATTATTATTTCTAACATCATCGCCATAATGTTAATCTCTTTATCCACTACAGATGCATCTTTGTATTGAGCATCTGCAATCTTTAGTATAGTGTTACCCACTTTACCATTTGCGTAATCATCTACATTATCATACATGAATCTGTAGAATGGTGTAAAATCTTTTACTTTGGAATCAGCTATCACTTTTCTAACGGATGTAAATGTATCTTTTACACTTCCATTCGATTTTAATAAGTTTAAAACTTCATCCATATAGTTTGCTTGAATTGTTGATGTTTTATCAATCTTCAACTCACCTTTCACTACTTGTCTTTGAGCAGCGTTGAGAACTCTACGAATATCAGGATACCCACTATTCACTAAAGTTACCAAATCACCCATCTCATATTTCACTTCTTCAGTATCTAAGATATGTTTCATTCGGATTGCCACCTCTTTCTTAGATGGTGGTGTAATTCCAAATGTTTGACATCTACTCTGAATCGGGTCAATCACTTTCTCTACATAGTTACAAGTCAAAATGAATCTTGTAGATGTTGAGAATGTTTCCATTAGATTACGAAGTGCCGCTTGTGCATTTGGTGTTAGATAATCAGATTCATCTAAGATGATAACCTTCCATTTTCTAAAACCAATTGTTGCTGCAAATCCTCTAATCTTATCTCTTACTGCATCTACTGAGTTTTCATCAGAAGCATTTATATACATAACATCACAATCAATCTGATTTGTTATGATTTTTGCTAATGTTGTTTTCCCAGTACCTGCCTGTCCATAAAGAAGTAGATGTGGTACATCTTCATTCTCTATATAAATTTTTACTTTTTCTAAGATATGTTCATTACCAACATACCCTTCCAATGTATCGGGTCTGTATTTTTCAACCCACAATGTGTTTTCTTTTCTTGTCATTTCTTATTTTTTATGAAATACAAATATTGGTTCAAATTTGTATGATTTACCGTCATACTCTACTGCATTTTTAATTCCACTCTTAGATGGGTCTAACCCAACCATTCGTGTCATTAACATCTTTAGTTTACCTTTATACTCACAACCTAATTCTTCTAAGATATCAATTGAATCTTGTTCTAATGGATAGTAAGTACTTTCACCTATTTTGATATCAGCAATATTCCATAAGATGTATCTATCATTTTTCATATAATCATAGATTGTAGTTAGAGTTGGTTTGAGAAAATTATCTCTCCAATCTTCATACTCCCCATATGCCTTAAATGATTGTTTTTCATCTTGTGAATATTGTTCTCTATTAAAGTAAGGTGGTGATGTAAATGATATATCTAACTTACCTTTGTACTTTTGAAACTCAGGATTGTTTTGAATCAACTCAGAGCCATCTTGGAATACTTCAAAAGTATTTGATTGTGGTTTTACATCAAAGAATGATGTAAGTTTATCTGAATAATCATCAACACAATTTTTGTTATAGAAGTTTGCAACATACTCATATCTTGTAATACCTAACTCATCAATGAAATTATCAGGATTAGGGTCTGTACCGATATAGTGAGTTTTCTTTCTACTACTCATTGCTCCTATGATTCTACCACCCCAACCTGCAGATGAATCGTAAATATGTAACGGTTCATCGGTATCGATATGTGATGTGTAGTTTTCATAAATCCACTTCGCAGTTAATGCTGGAAAGTTTACCGCAGGTTGTCCACAACTTAATCTGAATACTTGTAATATCTTAGGAAAGATACCTGAGTCTTTTTCATACCATCTTATCTGATATGCATAATGTTGTGTTGTACCAGCTTCAGATGTCCAACTATCTGCAATTTCATCAATATTTGATAATTGAGTATCTGAAAGATAACCATCATCTTTTAATTTCTGTACCTGTTCTGAGTTTAAATAAAGATTCTTACTACCAATATATTCTTTGTTGAATGTACCGAAGTTTTCAAGAGTTCTTGTGTTTACTTTTGAAATCCAAATAGCTAAATTAGAATACTTACCATTAAATACTTTTCCATCATGTACATCTTTGATAAAATCAATAGCACCTTGTCCATTCCAAAAAGGATTCTCATCTCGTTTATCAATAACTGAACGTGACCAAGAGTACATTGAATCCCTCTTAACAGCTCGTTTCATAATTCTAACAAACTTTTCTTCTAACTCTGGGTCTGAGAAATGGTCGTATATAGATAATCCACCATCCGCAGATTTGCCTGTTGAAATCTTTGTTTTCAACATTGTTGGAAAGAATTGATTTACTACTGATGCATCTTTGTTAAAATTCTTAATAATACCTAATGATAAATCATCCCCACTTAAATCCTTTTCCCAATAATCTGCAGGATTAGATTTAAGTTTCTTAAAACTCTTAATGATACCATCCTCATTTCTACCAATCACAGGTGGTGTTCCAAATACATCCCACTGCTCAGTAACTTCTTTTCGTAAAGTTCTGGCCCAATCAGTAAACTCACCATCAGTCATTTCTAATAACTGATGATAAGTTGTGTTTGATTGAAATTTGGAAAATTGTGACCTTTCGTAAAAATGATTCATTCTTATGCCTGTATTTGAACTAAGTAATAATCTGATATGTAAGAATCAACTTCAAAGTGTAGGTGGGCCAAACCATCAGTTGAAATCTTCAAACTAGCTGTTTTTGCATCTCTGTTTGCATTTAGGATTTCTTTTAAGAAATCTGCAGAGAAAGAGATTGGGTCTATATCCCCATCACACTTACAATCAACATCAATAGAGATTCTATTGGTATTGATATTTGAGTGTCCAATAATTATTTTACCACTACCACCTTTACATTCAAACGTAAAGTTCTTTTCATCAGCTAAAGCTCCTTTTGCTTTATTGAATCTTGTAATAAATGTAGAATCAATTGTAACATCCACATTAAAGTTAGGTAATTGTTTTAAATCAGGTACTACAGGAATAACTGATAAATCTGCCAACATATAAGTTGCAGATGTTCCTTTATCTGAAATATTAAGTGATACTACTTTACCCTCTACATTTGTAGTTGATAACTCAATATCGTTTTCTAATACAGATAACATTTTTGTGAACTTAGTAGTATCATAAACACCATAACTTCCTTTATCAAAATCAAAATCTGTTGTTGTTACTGTTCCCAATACCGATTTATCATCTGAAATAAATGATGTAGATAGAGTTGTCCCCTCTACATCCCATTTTACTGATTCAATTAAACCAGCAAGATTGTACTTTTGTACGAATCGATTAATACGACTTTTTTCCATAATTTACTTATTTTTACTTTTTAAAATTTAATATTATACTAATATACAAAAAATATATTTAAAATCCAAAGAATTGTGAAGCTTTTTTCATATTAGGTGAAGGTTTATCCCAACCCATTGCCAAATAGAAATCATCTAATTTATTTTCCAACTCTTTTTGCCAAATCAAATCATAATCAATATACCCTTTTACTAAATCTAAAATCTCCTTTGGGTCATTGTAACCAGTCATTCCAACCGAATCCAGTCCTAACGGATTATTTTTTAGATATACCCACTTAATCTTATCACCATCCTTCATCGGCTCATACTTGTAAGGTACTTTATAGTATTTGAGTAGTTGATTATACGTTATCGCCGCCTTTACGTGAGCAGGTGTACCTTTTTGAAACTCACCAATTGCTTGTTTCTTAAAGGTGTACTTACTCATACCTTTAACAGCTGAGTTTTTAGCAATATCAATGAAATTACGTTTTGTCATTTCATCTTTCTTAGCGAGGATATAATCATCAATCTCATTTTTATCTGTAGATTTCAGAATATCCATTAACACCGTACCCATAACTTCTTTGAAGTATGTTGGGAACGAACTCCGTTTTACATCCAAACCTTTTACATCTAATTTATCACAATCAACAGTATTATCATTGATAATCCATTGTGCATATCTTTTCTTTGATACCCAAAATCCACCTTTGGCAATAGTTTCTTGTTTGATATCAAATCGATGTGAATGAATGTTAAACATTTTTAATGCCATTGTATCATACACTTTGTTGATGTGTCCTTCAACTTCTTGTGCAACTGATAGAATCGCAGGAATCATTTGTTCATCTGAGTTTTCATCAATCTCAGGATTCCTAACCTTTACTAATGGTGCGGCTTGATAGAATACCGAATCAGTATCTACATAGATATTATAATCCTTTTCCTCTCCAATAATTTTACTATAATATTGATTTGCAATCTTCTCAGTAGTTTTAATTACAGTTTGACCTGTAAGTGTTACTGCTTCTGCATTATCAACATCGTAGAATCTGAATGCTGGTAATCCCAATACTCCATAAAGGGAATTCAACATAATCTTTTGTACTAACTGTCTTTGAGCAAAGAATTTATACTTTTCATCATTACCTGCTTTACCAAACTTCTTCATCTCATTCTTATACTCAACTCTCTTATCAAACCAAACATTAAGAATCTCAGGTATGATACCTACTTTATCAGTTCTATATAAAACACCATTAGAAGCTACTGATAGTTTCTGTTGTTGTATAAAACTCATAAAGTTTTCTTTTGGTATTGGTTGTGATTCATTACCCTCATTATCTATGATTGAGTAAGATTTCAACTCACCTTTCATATGAGATTCTGCAGTATATCCTTTTACCTTACCCATTTTGGTTTCAGGTGATATATTGATACTCATAATGATTGATGGATATAGTGAAGTTAAATCTAAATCATATACCCATTTGTAAAGACCAGGTTTTGGTTGTTTTACATATGCTCCTATGAATTTATCTTCACCCTCTGAACCATCTTCGTTACGAGCTTTACGAAGTGGTTTATTAGGTGCAACCCTTCCATTTCTTCTAAGGAATGTTAAAATCGCACCCTCTAACCATTTCGATGAGAATAAGAAATCCTCATAGAAAACGTGGCCTGCATGACATATGGCTCTCGCCAAATCAATGAATTGTAGTTTCTTATCCATATCCACTACCAATTCAACATCTACTAAGTTGTACTCAATAAATTTTTCAATATCATCTCTGAATAGTTGGTCTAAGTTACCCTCATATTCAATCTTACCTCTACCCAACTCTTTTTGAGCCACCGTATCCAAACGATAGTTTGGTAGTTGAGTATATGTAAAGTTTTTATAAAGTGCTATGTAATCTAAAGCGGATACACCTGCGATAATATATCTCTTACGATATTTGTTCCAATGAACTTTACCAATTGGTGATAATCTATTTGCTTGTTTAGTACCTAATACTCTTTTCAATCTGTTGTAAAGATAGGTAACATCAAAGAAATCAATATTCCACCCAGTGATTATAGTTGGTGATATTTCTTCCCAAGCATTTACAAATGCTACCAACATATCTTCTTCGGTTCTAAATGAACGAACCTTAGCTCCTTTTATAGTTTTGTTAATTTCACTTCCTTCATTCAATACATAAACTGAATAATCATTAGTTGCTGAATCGTGAAATGCTACAGATGTCATAGTATTCTTTGCTTCATCAGTATTAGGCAATCCACTATTCATTTCAACCTCAATATCAAATGTTAAGGTAACGTGTCCTACTGATACTTCATCAGAATCACCATACTCATCGATTAAGAAACGAGTAACCTCATTAACATCTGATTCATATAGTTTCAGATTATCTTCTTTTTTCCAAAAATTTATTTTCTTTAATCGTTCCCCATGTATAGATTCATGTGCTCCATTACCATCTCTGTAATATGCATATCTACGGAATTTAGAAGTAAAGTAACCTTTTTGGTCATCCCAACAATGGATGATACCGTTATCTTTTTCGTAATATAAGTTTTGATACATTAACTATTTTTTATTTCTTTTAACCAACCCCACATAAGGCCATTTGTAATTCTATTTTTAATTGTTTGGTAATCGTTAACCTCTAAACAATATTTAAAATCTCTAAGTAAATCTTTTGGTGTTCTCATAACATCATTTGATATGATTTCATAAGTCTTACCCTTAAATGTAAATGTTACCACAATATACGAATTATTTTTTATATATCCAAATTTAATTTAAGAAAGCCGTTTCATAATTGAAACGGCCTTCCTAAACTTCTTAATATTCATCATTAGAATTTTAAACCAACTCCTAATTGAAGGTTTGTTGTTTTTAATGCTGAATCATAAACTACTTTTGGGTCAACGAATACACTCTTGTGGAATGTAAACATTTTACCAACTCCTAATTTAAGAGCATCAGTTTCAAAACCTTCAGTAGCAGCATACGCAAAGAATCCTTTAAAAAAGTATCTTGCGTGAACATCAATACTTAAGTCCTCAGTTGAATCTGCTTGTGATACATCAACACCTACCATTAGGTTATCTGTAAACGCATATCCAACAGTTGGAGCTACAGCCCAATCAGTCCATGCTACATTTGCAATGTCACCAGTACCAATGTACCAATCACCTTTTGCATTTTGAGCGTTCATTGAAATAATCATTCCAATTACTAGCGTTAAAGTTAATAATAATTTTCTCATAATAATTGTTTTTTTTAATTAGTTAGTCGAGGAACTATTCCCCTAACATAGAGTAACATTCTCTATGTATTTCAATATCTTTACTTTTTCCAAATCCATATTGGTTCACAAAAAGTTTTACCTACATTTTCATCGTGTTTTCTTAGTTCTTCTTCGGTGTATCTATCCCTATCACCTTCTATCACTAGACCAGCTCCTACAGAACCAGGTCGTTTAGCCATTTCCATACCCAAACACCCCTCATAAGTACCGCCGAGTGACTGAATAAAGTCGTTCATTGGATTAGTAATTTCTAAATACCGTCTCTCGCCACCTGATGAACCATATACATCTGCAATATTTATTGCCATATAACCACCCTTTTTAACCGATGGCCATATTCTTTCTAAAGTTGCGTGTAAGAAGTTCTTATTCCATTCATCGATTGTTTTATATCTAATCCAACTCTGAGTATCATCATATGAATATCTTTCTACTGAGAAATACGGTGGTGATGTGAATACCATATCAAAATGATTCTCATATGGAGTAAAATCAAAATCCTCAGCAGGTGTACAATGGAACTCCCACTTTTTATCTTCTTCAAAGAATCCTAAGTGTTTGTTATAGAACTCACCTTGCATTTGATATAATGGATGATTCTCTTTACGTGGGTCTAACCCAACATAATGTTTAGTGTTTGATGCACCCATAAATCCAGCGAATCTATCACCCCAACCTGCACTAAAATCTAATACGTTTTCAGATTCCATCATTTCATAGAACACTTTTGCTACATTCGGTTTGAATGCCGAACATATATACTTTCTCAAACTTAAACAAACTCTTAATTCGTTTCTTGTTACCTTTGGAAACTTTAGAGTATATAATCCACCCATAAGTGTTACCATAAACTTTCTCGTTTCCCAAGTTCTCTTTGGACCAGGTGATACCGTTCCATCAACACCCCATCGATTTTCTTGTTGGAAGTAGTTTGATGCGTTATTACCTGAGTTCAATCTACGAATATATTGTGGTTTACCTCTGAATGTTAGTGGATACGTTGATTCACTTGCCTTTCTTTGAAACCACTCATTTTCTCTAAGTAATTCATTCCAACGGATTCCTTTTAACTTCATAAAATCCTTATATGCATCCAACTCAGATATTTCTGCAGTTGGTAGTTCATAATCCATAAGAATATCCGCCAAACATTCCTTTACTTCATCCTTCGGAAATGTTTCTTTTATATAAGTCCATTGTTCTTCGTTAATTTCGAAGTATGGCTCCATATCTTTAAATTGTTCTAAGTAATCCTTAGTTGTTACTTTCATAAGTGTGTCCATGTTCTATTATTTACTATTTCTTCTATGTTCCATTTACTAACTTTATAGTTTCTTGCGATTACAGAAGTAGAGAATCCCTTTGAATAGAGTTCTCTTATCTGTAGTACATCTTGGTTAGTTAGTTTTGCTTTTGGGTGATTCTCACCTCTTAACCGATTACTAAAGAAAAAATGTTTCTTTACTTTCATTATGCTACTTTTAGTTCTTTGGATAATAAACTTTTTAATCTTGCACCCTTCATATATAAAGGAAGTTCTTCAAACTCAATATTAGGTGTAATCATCTTACCCTTCATTTTATCTTTAAATTCATCATCTATGTTAACATCATTAAAAAACTCTTTGTGATTTAATACACCATTTTTAAGAGTTTTAAAACTTTCAATTTGAGCTCTACTAGAATGATGTACAAACACATATATTTCATTGTATAACTCCAAACCATCATCAAATCTCTCTTTTTGTCTGTTAATATATTCATTAAGAATTCTATGTAAACTTGGAGTACCAGATGCCATATCAATAATCAATCTTTTATCCTTTGTTCTTTCTTTTATTTTTTTAGATAACAGAGCAGTTCCTTCAGGTGTACTGTAGTTAACTCTAACCAACCCTTTACTGTTTTGTTTTTTTTCTTCTTTATGGTCTGTAATCTTTTTAATAATCCAATTTATTTTTTTACCAATACCCATAAGTCTCCACCTTGCAAAATCATCTTCGGTACAATAAGAATTACCATCTTCATAGGCATCAATTGCTTCTTTAAGAGCATCCCACTCATCATATGTTTTACCTATTACTTGTGTTTTTACATTCATATTATTAGCAACAGCTCTCCAATCAGCATCAGTATAATTTTTATGTATATCTTCAGGTATTACAATATACTCTGTTGATTCAAATTGATAATGTTCTTTCATAGATACTGGTGTGTAAATTGTATGATTACCACTTATAAGAAGATATGGATAAAATACTCCTTCAAACATTCTATTTTGAAGATAAATTGGATAATCAACATCCCCATAATTATAAGTAATAGCATCTTTAATATCCTCTACATTATCACTATTAATTTGCTCATCTCTAATTTGAACTAAATCATATTCATTATACAGGTCTAAAAAAGTTTTGGGTTCTTGAATACATTCTTTAGATAGAATTTTTACTTTAGCATTTACTTTACCTTTTCTAAGTAAAAATAATTCTTTAGTAACTTGATTTTGAAATTCTTTATTTTTCTTCTTAACACCAGGCTTCCCATTCCACTTATTATAGTAAAGTGGGTTATTTGCCGCATCTACTGATTCTAAAAGATTATTTTCAATATCTTCACATTCTTCAAACGAACCCCAATCTAATATTTCAAACTTAAATTGAGCTCCTCTTTCAGCTTTATCTTTTAAAAAATCTTCATCCTTACTTGATGTATGATATGGTTTATGTGATTCTAAGTGAATTCCTATATAAATTCTACCATTTTTTAGATTTGTATATTTGTAAACAGTTGCAACCATTCCAAATGGTTTTTCAAAATTTGTATCATCTATAACGGAGATGTACTTTGGTCTTGTATTTTCATTTTTAACAGCCTTCAACCAATCCAATAATTTTAGTTCTGATATTTTCATATTTTAATTATTAATTATTATTTTCCTACGTTCCAAAATAATGCACCTTCTGATGCGTGTTCTTTCATCCAAGTCCATGCTTTACTATCGTAGGTTAGTGAAGATGGAAATGGTGGTCGTTCTGATTCTTTACAATCTTGATGAAATTTATATTTCGATAAGAATGTTTCAGCCCTACCTCTTTCTCTATCTGTTGTATTGTGTCCGATTCGTACACCATAAACTTTAGCATCTGGCCAAGCTTTCTGTAGCCCTCTACTCAATACACCACTACTCATCACAGTCCAAACCTCTTTTGGTGGTTCTATATCAAGTGATAAAGCAGCATTTTTCATAGATTCAATAATGATAGGATGGTCACCACCAAATGGTACTAACTGGCACCCATCATTTGTTTCTACATATTTTCTGGCCTTAGCCTGTATGTTTGTAAGGAATCCCATCGGAACTTCGATGATATTACATCCCAATCTAATAGATTCTTCTGTTAACCAAGTATGTTTACCTTGCGGTACGGTTACTGTTGATTTTAATCCTAAATCGTTACAAGCATATGTTAAAGATAATTGTGCATATCCTTGTCTTGGTGATGCATAAACAAGTTCAGTTACATTTGGATTTGTTTGTTTAACCCATTGAACATAATCAGTAAACGCTCTACGTTTAGTTCCACCATCCAACAAATCATCTCTTACCACCGTAAACCCATCATATTCCATAATGGTTGGTTTTGGTAGCTGAATATCATGCTGGATATCGTTATATCCGTAATCTAAGAATTGTTTCTGCATTAAATGTAACTATTATTGTACTAATATACAACTTTTTTTTGAATTATCCAAGTTTTATCTAACTTCATTTAGATAAGTTTGTTTTTGTTGTACTCCAACAAATCTTTTAACTTCCGTAATCCCATCAACTAATACAACTGTTGGAATGTTTCTAACACCGTATTGTTGAGCTCTTTCATAATCTAAATCAACATCAATCTTTTCAACTGAGATTTGAGCCGATACTTCATTCATAATTGGTGATAACGTCTTACAAGGCTGACACCATGCTGCTGAAAAATATAAGTATTTCATTTTCTTACTCCTTTAAATTTAAAATTATCCATCACAACTTATACAATCAGGGTCCATAGCTTGTGCAGCAATATCCCCTCTTAAAACCGATTCAGTTCTGGTGTAGTATAATGTTTTTACACCTTGTTTCCACGCTTCTAAGTGAACCATATTCATCCACTTCGGAGTTGCCTCTGATGGGAATGCCAAGTTTAATGAAACTGATTGGTCGATGTATTGTTGTCTAACTCCAGCCTGTCTAACCAATTCTAATTGATTAATCTCTTTGAATGTTTTAAATACATCTTTTACCTTATCACACTTAGTAGTATCAATATCACCATCAACCTCTGTTAGTTTACCATCACAATATACCCATTTATCTAATTCTTTGATATCTTGTACAGAACCACCATCTGATAATATTTTATCCCAAGTATCTTTATTATTGATACCTGCCTTTCTAAGTGCTTTTTCTAATTCTCTATTTTTTCTAATGAACGTACCTTTTGCAGTTTGTTCAGTAAATACGTTTGCAGCCCAAGGTTCAATACCTGGTGATACATTACCTGCTAATTTTGAGTTTGATACAGTTGGTGCAACTGCTCTTAGGTGAGTATTTCTCATACCACTATCTTTACACCATAATGGTTCACCTAATTCTGCACCCATATCTCTACTTGCTCTTTCGGATTCAATCTTTAATTGAGAAAAGATTCTACGAGTTTCAAACTGAGCTGGTAGTGAATCAAATGGAATACCTTTTTGTTGTAGATATGTATGCCATCCTAATACACCTAATCCTAATGCTCTACCCTTTTCTGCAGAACGTACTGCGTTTTCGAATCCTCTCATATTCTTAGCTCTTTGTAAGAATTCTGATAAGATACCATCTAAGAACCAAGTTGCAGTATAGATTAAATCGGTATGTTTCCACTCATCATACTTTGATAAGTTCAATGAAGATAAACAACAAACGAATGAATGTGATTCATCTGTATGTAATGTAATCTCAGAACATATGTTAGTCATATGAACTTTCAATCCATTATCTTTATACATCGGTGGATTTGCTTTGTTGATGTTGCCTTTGTACATCACATATGGTTCACCAGTTGCTTTTCTCTTTTGAAGTACCTTACCCCATTTTCTACGAGCTTCCGAATCACCATCTTCTAATCTTCTCATAAATTTATCACCAACAACCACACATTGATGTAAATTCAAACATTGTCTGTTTACATCACCCTTTGGTTCTCTGATTTCAATCCAATCATCAAAATCTTCATGTTCGATGTTAAGGTTAACAGATGCTGCCCCTCGTCTTACACTACCTTGATTGGTAGCGAGAATTGTTGAATCATAAATCTTAGCGAATGGAACAACACCATCGGATGTTCCATTTTGTGTAATGTTAGAACCAGCTGGTCGAATCATATTCAAACCAACACCTACTCCACCACCATGCTTAGCGAGTAACATCATTTCTAAATTCTTAGTACCGATATCTTGAATAGAATCGGCTACATCAATACCAAAACAAGAGATTGGTAATCCTCTATCTGTACCTGTATTTGATAGTACAGGAGTTGCTAAGTTCAACCAACCCTTCCAAATATAATCGAAGAATTTAGTTGCCATCTGAGGTTTATTTAATCTTCGAGCGGCTGTTGTTGCTACTCTCCAATATGCATCTTTAGGTTTTTCACCATCTAACAAATATCCCTTTGAGATTGTTTTAACGTAGATTTCTGTGTTTGCCCAAGATGGAAAATCTACGTCTATTTCCCAATCAAATTCAGCTCCGTAGTTTTTCATTCTTTTATAAACACTCCGTTTTTAGTTTTACCTTTTCTATCCTTAATCTCATTCCAAGCAGCTTCTAAACACTCTGAAGGATGTAATCCTAACTGCATTGATAGTATGATTAGTGTAACGAATGAATCTCCGATACCATCTACTATCTCATCTTTATCGTCTTTAAGTAATGCTCCAGCGGTTTCACCCACTTCTTCCAAAACTTTTAACATTTGTTTGGGTGCGTTATCTTTTACTAAGATACCTTTTTCATCAGCCCACCCAATTACGTTTGTAATTAATTTATCAAATTCTGTCATAACTTTTTTTTATTATTTTTACCAAATATCGTTGAAATCTTCTCCTTCGTTTGCCTTACTATAATCAGTAGGTCTAACTGCGAAGAAATCTGTATGTGTTGTTCCACCTGTCAAATGGTAGAACCAATCTAATTCAGAAGCTTTATCATCATTCCATTCAAATGTAGATTCGTAACCTAATTCTTTTAATTTTTCGTTACCTCTCTTTGAGATGAATTCTTTTAAATTATCAGCCTTCATATTTTCCAAATCACCCATTTCAAACATTTTATCAATGAATTTATGTTCCATCTCAACCATATACTTAGCTGCTTGGATTACATCATCTTTAACTTCTCCATATAGTTCAGGATATTCATTACACATTTCTCTGAATAATTGACAACCCATTTTAGAGTGAAGTGATTCATCTCTTACACTCCATTTCATTTGCTGTCCGATTCCTTTCAAAAGATTTCTCATTTGGAAGGAATACAGAACTGCAAAGGAACTATATAAAGATACACCTTCTGCAAATGCTGAGAATATCGCTAATGAACGAGCTACTTCTTTTCGTGCCGTAGGATTTGTTTGTAAATCCTCATGTGTCCAATCTGCCGTAGTAGCGGTTAGGAATTCAAATTTTTCTGCAATTGCAGGTTCGTGTAGGAAAGCCTCAAAATCTTCTAAACCTAATGATTCGTTTAGATATGAGTAAGCTGTGGCGTGTATTGTTTCTTGTGAACCAAACATCATCGCCATTTGTTTGATTTCATGTTTTGGAAACCACTTAGTTACCATAGTTGTCCAATAATCAGATACAGCACATTCTGTTTGTGCGAATCCTAAAAGAATATTACCAACTAAATGTTTTTCTTCTACAGATAAGTTTTCATTCCAATCTTTAATATCACCTTGCATTGGGATTTCTGTATGTAACCAAAATGCTTGTGCTTGTTTTAACCAACCTTCGGTGTAATATTCTGGATATTCAAATGGTTTAAATGGGACTCTTTCTGTAAATAGTTGTTTCATATCTTTGTAATTTTTTTATTATTTGTATTGTTGTGGGTTATAATATATATGGATTAAAAATCAATATCTTTATTCATTTCATTATATTTTTGTAACAAATTCTTTCTCACTAACTCACCCCCTTTATTCATATCACTTTGGGTTTTTTTACCATCAATGGAATCATCATTGTAAATATTGATTCTACCGTTACTCATATTAGCTTTTGAAGGTAAAGTCATTCCATCTGGCCCAAATCTATTTTTTATTACGTGCCATCTACCTGTACCTGCTAATTTATCTTCAATCTTTCTACTTAATGATACTACAAAATCTGCAGTCATCAATTTTGAGAATGAACCAGCGATTTTAGTACCTGTAATAATATCATCTTCAGCTCCACTACGATTAATTTGTGATGCTGTAAACAATGGTACTTCATATTCACCTGCAATACCTCTCAAACCTTCTACGATTTCTTCTAATTCTTCGTGTCTTTCTTTTCTACTATTACCTTTTAACAAATCAGCGTAATCTACGATAATCAAATCAGGATTCTTACCTTGTAGTTTAAGTTTATCCAAAGATGCTCTCATAGTATTCAATCCTGCAGATTTAGTTGGCCAATGTTTTACAATGATATCACCACTCAGTTCTCCTACCTGAGTTCTAACATCATCTAAATTAAATTTAAGATTAGGTACTGCGATTCCAGTCAATACAGAATCATATCTCTGTCCTACATAACCTTCATTAAGTTCTAATGTATAGTGAACTACCGTTTTACCTTTTTTGGCGGCAGCCATTCCAACATTTACTAATGCCCACGATTTACCAATACCTGGTGGAGCGGCGAACATTATCAATTCACCTTTACCAAAACCACCATCTACTAATTCATCGATTGCATCCCAACCACAAGAAATTACGTTTCTAACAGTAGATTCGTATCTTTCAATAATGTTTTCTTTATACTCATGTCCAACATCAGTATCTTGTCCAGCTTTCATCGCATCATCTATCTTAGATTTGATTACATCGAACTTACCATCACTTAATAAATCTACTGATTCTAAGATAGCATTTTTGAAAGTTTGATTTTTACAGAATTCTAAAGATTGTTCTTTAACGTACTCTAAATCATCTGATTCTAAACCGTTCCAAACTTGTTTTAGGTTATCTACTATAGATTGTTTGAGAACATCTCTCTCAACCCTATCTACTTCGTTTTTAAAGACATCTAACGTTGGTAGTTGTGAAAATGTATCAAAATGTTGTAATGTTTTGGTTACTATCCACTCATTTGCCTCTGAATCGAACATCTCAGGTTTAAGAATATCATACATTTGTTGTAAGAATATCCTATCTGATAATAAAGAAGATATTATTTTTATTTGAAAAGATGTACCAAATTTGTTTCCGAACTTATCCATATTGTACCAATATACGAATTATTATTGTAACTACCAAATTATTTTCTAGTTTGTTTTGAATATTTATCCAAATCACCCCAAGTGTTTACCAACCACGTTTCTACATTCTTAAACGCAGTGTATAATTTATCGACCATAAACTCTTTTTTGAATCCAAAAGAATTAAGACCGTTGATTGGTGAATCAATGATATTTCGTACATTTGATGTAATCGCTGAACCCATTATTGGTTCTGATAACTGCATTAAATCGTAATTTAATTTCAAAGTATCGGTATGTTCCAATATTTTGTTTTTCAGTTTCTCATCATCCAATTGAGATACCCTTTCGAATAAGGTATCTAATGTTAATCCATCCGATTGAAGGAAATCTAATTTATTTATTAGTGTTTTTGGCCCGATACCCCTTACACCAGGAATATTATCGGATTTATCACCA